ATGCGGGTATCGTATAATGGTATTACCTCAGATTTCCAATCTGATGACAGGAGTTCGATTCTCCTTGCCCGCTCCAAAATCTATTGACATTTGTTTTGTTTTAGAGTAATATATAATACTATGAAAAAAAGGTGATAAAACTATGATTTTAGTGGACATGAACCAAGTCACCATCAGCAATCTGATGATGCAAATTGGTTCTAAACGACAGAACGATGTCGATGAAGATCTGGTTCGCCATATGGTTCTTAACTCACTTAGAATGTATCGTTCTAGATTTAGTGAAGAATATGGTGAATTGGTTCTTTGTTATGATAGCAAAAAGTATTGGAGAAGAGACTACTTCCCCAATTACAAATCCAATCGTAAGAAGGACAGAGAAGCATCTGGACTTGATTGGAATCTAATCTTTGAAACGCTCAATAATATTCGTGATGAGATTAAAGAAATCTTTCCTTATAAAGTATTGGAAGTAGAAGGTGCAGAGGCAGATGATTGCATTGCCGCTGTGGTTGAATATATTTCAACAACACCATCTGCATTTGAGAATGTTCTTATCTTGTCTGGTGACAAGGATTTTATACAGTTGCAAAAACACAACTTTGTAAAACAATATTCACCAGTTCTCAAGAAGTTTGTGAACGGGCAAGACCCTCACCTATATATTAAGGAACATATATTGAAAGGCGATAGAAGTGACGGTATTCCTAACTTCTTATCATCAGACAATACATTTGTAGATGAGTTGCGTCAAAAGCCTCTTACGAAAAAGAAACTGTTGACTTGGGTAGACCTTGAACCAAAAGATTTTTGTAGTGAAGAAATGATGAGAAATTATCAACGCAACAAAACTTTGATTGATTTGGATTGTATTCCAAGTGACTTGAAGGCGACAATTCTAGATGAATATCAGAAACCGCCAAAAGGTGAAAGATCAAAACTACTAAATTATTTTATACAAAAAAGGTTGAAGAACCTTATGAATGACATTGGAGACTTTTAGAATGGCAAAAGACACATATACACCTCTACTTTCTGAGGTTCTAAAGAAAGTGCATAACGCAAAAACCAAAGACAAAAAGGTTGAGATTTTGAAACAATACGATTGCGAACCGCTTCGTATGGTTATTAAGTCATCTTTCGACCCAAATATTGTGTGGTTGATTCCAGAAGGTGATGTTCCATTCCGAGCGAATGAAGCAGAAGAAGGAACTGAACACACTGTGCTTCGTAAAGAAGCAAGGAAAATGTTTAACTTTATCAAGGGCGGTAATGACACTCTTGCTGGGTTTAAGCGTGAGAATATGTTTATCCAAATGCTAGAGGGTTTGCATATATCTGAGGCAGAACTTGTTGTTAATGCAAAAGACAAGAAACTGCATCAAGTTTATAAAGGACTATCTAAAGAGGTAGTCAAAGAAGCGTTCGATTGGAACGATAACTTTGTAAGGAGCTAATATGAAAGAGAATTATGACCATTGTTTGGAGATGATTCTGCATCACGAAGGCGGTTATGTAAACCACCCCAAAGACCCTGGCGGCGAAACCAATCTTGGTGTAACCAAAAGAGTTTATGAAGAACATGGTGGCGAGAAGGACATGAAAGACCTAACGGTTGAAGATGTCGCTCCCATCTATAAGAAATCATATTGGGATAGGGTAAAGGGTGATGAACTACCAGCTGGTTTGGATCTTTGTGTGTTTGATTTTGGTGTTAATGCCGGCACTGGTAGAGCTGCTAAGTATCTTCAGAGCATGGTAGGTGCAACAGCAGACGGTGCAATTGGGCCCGCAACACTAAGGGCAGTAAACGCATATGTTCAAGTAGAAGGACTTGCGGCTGCGATTGATACTTATCAGTCAGATAGACAAAAGTATTACGAATCACTATCTACCTTTGAAACCTTTGGTAGAGGATGGTCTCGTAGAGTAGTAGAAACTACATCTTCTGCTCAAAAACTTGCAAAAAACTCTTGACTTTTTAGTAACTTAGGGTTACTATAAAAGAATGGTGGGGAGAACGACTTCTCTCTCAACTCACTCTCTCAAAGAAAGTTCCCCCACCATACCTATTTTTTAGAAGCCCTTGATTTTCAAGGGCTTTTTTTTGTAAAAAACTCTTGACTTTGTTCTCATAACATAGTAGAATATGCTTGTAATGATGAGAAAAGGGTGTTCTATGAACTATGTTGAAGTCACTGGTGGAAACAAGTTTCAGAGAGATATTGCTGAGAAGGTTGTTCACGAGATGATAAGTGCATTAATGCCTCGTGTTCGCACACTAGAGATTGATGTAAATATTAAGAAACTTACTGGTGATGCAGTAGGTTGGTGTTTGATGGGTGATACCCACAAAGAGTTTGAAATTGAGGTAAGTAAAGACCTTACTCTAAAAGATTTCATAACCACTATCTGCCATGAAATGGTTCATGTCAAACAGTATTATCGTAAAGAGACTGATGGTTATGGTAAGGTTTGGAAGAAGAAGTCTATTCCAGAAAACACTGGTTACTATGACTTGCCTTGGGAAAAAGAGGCCTATCGGATGCAAGATAAACTTGCTCAGTTAGTGTGGGATGCAGATGTTCTCTGAGGAAATAAGAAATAGAATAAAGTTATCAGTTGCCGCTTATGCCTATGAATATCTAGGTGATAGTATCATGTCAGACCATGAGTTTGATGAATTGAGTTTACAGATAAACCCGAATGAAGAAACTGGTAATAAAAAGATGGATAGTTTTTTCAAAAAACATTTTGCCCCACATACAGGTATGTGGATTAGAAACCATCCAGAAATTAAAAGACTAGACGAATTGTATAACAAATATTATAAGGAGAAACAATGAAAGAAGAGTATGTAGAAGTGACTTATCCAGACGGTGAAGTTGAATATTGGTCAAATGATAAGAATGTAATGCCTGAAATTGAAAGATTACAAAAAATCCATAATGGTAAAATAAAGTGGAAAATAATTAAATAAATGTATTGACAACAAGTCATTTGTTTGATACTATAGCTATGTAAGGTGAGAAAAGAGGAGTTTATTATGCAAGTTGCAGTTATTCACACAGCGTTTGAAGATTCACCACGCACAGTTGCGTTTGTTGAAGTTGGTGATCGTATCGGAGATGAGGCACTAGAGTATGCCTATCGTTGGACACAAAATATCTTTGATAGTTGGTCACTGAAGATGCCTGAAGATGGTAACGATGATGTTACTGTTATGGGTGAGATTGTTAATGGCATGGGTATTCGTTCTACTTCTGTGAACGATCAGATTTTGATAGGAACTAAGAAGTATCGTGTTGCCTTTGCTGGTTTTGAGGAGATTATATAATGGGTGCAGTAAAAGATATGTTAATGGATGTAGAAGAGTTTGTTTATGACTTCTACGATAAAGAAGGGAATCTTCTAAAGTCAGAGGCATACATTGTTGATGCAGCGATTGAGAAGTTTGGTTTGTCATTCGGTGAATATGCCAAAGAAGTTTTGGAAGGCCCGAGTGATAATGAACCACATTGGGATTTCAACAAATCTGTTTCAATGAACTTGCTGGGATTTGAGATGGAAGATGACAAAATTCCTTTTTAGTATAATGATTGTTATGATGATGAGTGGATGTAGTGCAATAGAAACTTCCACTCAAATCTATCAGATGTGTAAGTATCAAGATAGATGCCCTGTAGAGGTGATTGGAGATTGGTTAAATGGTAAATAAACTTGTTATTGGAACAACAGTTGGTCTAGTTGCATTGTCTAGTTGTAACTATGCAGTAGCAGAAACACCTTGTGACTATACAAAGGATGTATCGACAAACTGGACTAAACAAATTCAGAAAACAGAGAATGTTGAACGCAATGTCTTTCCTTATGTAGAAAGCACTCGTAAGTGTGTTATGACTATGGATGTCACCATAGATGGACAGACCTACCCTGCTGAGGGTTCTTATGTGTTTGGGCCTGATATGACTGAGAATGATGCTTGTGACAACGCCACAGTGAATGCTAAGAAGTCTGTTATTACTGAAGTATCACCAGAGATTCTATCTGCAAAGACAGAGATGAACTGTTCAACCAAGCCGCAAGAAAATGTGCAAATTACTGAATCTTTGCCGCAAGAAAATGTTGTGGTGCAAGAAGGTGTTCCTGTTGTAACTGAAAGAATTATTTCTACAGAAGTTATTGACACAACCCCTAATAGTGTTGTATACTTACCAAATAAGAGTATTAATATTGGTGGATTTACTGTTGGTTTTGACCCTCATGCACATAAGAGGGGCAAGTGTTATGCAAACAGATATGACACAGGAGTTACTTGTTACTAATGGTCAAATTTATAATTGGAATTGTGCTGGGAATTGTTTTGATAACATATTACCCACAAATAGGATCAGTCTTGACAGATATTTTTGTCGAGTCTGGTATTCGTGATGATCTAGTGAACTTACTGGAAGGGGTTTAATAATGAAGAAGATCATGTTACTTGGAGCTGTCGCACTACTTGGTGCTTGTAGTTCCAATAAAGTGGTGGAGACTGCAATGACTGTTCCACCAAACTCAATTGTAGATACAGATACATATGTCTACAAAGCAAAAGTGGTAGAAGAACAAATTGAGATTATTCCCGATTGGTTCAAGAAAATGCCAGAGAGCGAAACTGCAATCTATTCCACAGGAACAGCGGCAACATCTGATTTACAGTTGTCTATTGATCTTGCGGTATTGAATGCAAAGACTACACTCGCAGACCGAATCAATGGTCGTGTTCGTTCTCAAACCAAATCATTTGTTTCCAAGATTGGTAATGAAGAGATTGGTAGTTCAGTCCTATCAGAAGTTGAGAAGGCAACAAAGAACATCATTGCAGATGTAGATGTTGCTGGATACAAAGTTTCTGAAACTGAGATTGTATCAAACGGGC